CGCTTCCCGTGGCCCCGTCTACCGGGATGCCGCGGCGGCGGATGGCATTCAGTACCACTCGTACTGTGGGTGCACCGCTGAACCGGCCTACTCGTACGCGTGGGAACCGACCGCCGACGAAGAGCGCTACATGGATGCCTACGGCGAAGCGCGCGCGCTCGTGGCCGCGAACGGCAAGGCGATCAACACGAAGAAGCTCCTCGCGGCGATGCGCCAGAACGGTGGCTTCCGAGACTCGCCCACCTCATAGACCCCCCGAACCATTCGGGATACATCGCTGCCCTGGTGGCAGCCCTACATGCCCCAGGAGGGCGAAATGAGCGACCAGAACACCGACGCCGCCGACACCGCCGACGCCACTGACGACGAAGCCACGAACGAGACGCAGGACCCCCAGGAGGAGACCAGTGACGACGTCGTGGATGATTCGACGTCAACTGACGATGACGGATTCGACCCGGAGAAGGCTCGCGAGAAGATCCGCAAGATCAACTCCGAGAACCGGAATCTGCGCAAGCGTGCGGCCGACGCGGAAGCGAAGAGCCAGGGCGCAGATGAGAACGCGAAGAAGCTGACCGCCCTGGAGGCGGACAACATGCGTCTGCGCGTCGCTGTGAAGCACGGACTCCCCGAGTCGCTCGTGAAGCGACTCACCGGCACCACTGAGGAAGAGATTCTGCAGGACGCCGAAGAGCTCATGGAGCTGTTCGGGTCCAAGAAGCCTCCGACGCAGCAGCCGAGGGAGAAACTGCGCAGTCCCGGCGACCCGTCCGGTGCTGCCGAGATCGACGTAGACAAGGTCGTTCAGCGCGTCTTCGAGCACTAACCCGCCCCACCACCGTGGGTGCGTTCACACCATGAAGGAGGCCCACAGTGGCAATCACTCTGTTTTCCCCGACTCAGGCGGCGCGGGCAACGCTCTCGTCCCTCCGTTACCTCACCAACCTGCCGCGCACCGTGCGTCAGGACTTCTCGAACGAGTTCGTCGCTGGTCGCGGTCAGACCGTCAACGTTCTCGGCCCGATCAGCGCCGGCACCGCCAAGGTCTACACCAAGGCAAACCGTGACGCTCGAGCAGCGATCCAGTTCAACGACATCACGCAGGCATGGTTCCCCGTGACCCTCGAGGATCAGGTGTACAACGCGGTTCGTCTCCCTGACGACTTCGCAACGTTCACTCTCGAGGACATGACCCGCCAGGTTCTGCGTCCGCAGGCTGAGTCGGTCGTCGATGCTCTCGCGGCGCCGCTGATCTCGGAGATGACGGCCATCGTGACCGACGCGTCGATCCCCGCGGTCGCCCCGGACGGCTCGAACATCCGTCAGGTGCTCATCAAGGCCCGTCAGGTGCTCAACGAGCGCAAGATCCCTGCGGCCGACCGCTGGTTCGCTGTCGGTTCCGACATCGAGGCTGCGATCCTCTCTGACACTCTTCTCCAGAAGGTGAACGAGTCCGGTTCGTCCGAGGTGCTTCGCAACGCCACGATCGGTCGCCTCTTCGGCTTCACGATCGTCGCTGACCCGACGCTCCCCAGTGACTTCGGCATCGCGTACCACCGTGACGCGTTCGCTCACGTCACGCGTCCCTCGCGTCAGCCTGACGGTGCCGCGTTCTCCGCGTCCGTCGCGCAGGACGGGTACGCGCTGCGCTGGATTCAGCACTACAACCCGCTGCAGCTCGAGGACCAGAGCGTTGTTGACACCTTCTTCGGTGCCACCACGCTCGACGCCAACCGCGCTGTCTCGGTCGAACTCGCACCGTAAGGAGCACGCACATGACTGAGCCCGCCACTCTCGCGTCTGTTGACAATCTCGCAGATTGGATAGGGGAGACGATCCCCGACAACTCTGCAGAGGAGCGACGGGCTGCCATGTGCCTCCGTGCTGCGTCCGCCCTGGTTCGTAAGGAATCGGGGCGGACGTGCCTCACCGACACGGGCGATCTCGTTGACCCGCTGCCCGAAGACGTTGTGATGGTCACGCTGTACTGCGCATCACGCGTCTTCGACAACCGGAACGCCCAGACCCGCGGCGGGGTCGACGACTACACCGAAGGGTGGAAGGTCGACGAGGCCGGCGCATACCTCACCGCTTCGGAGCGCCGCTGCTTGCCCCGTTCCGCGAGGCACGTTCTGGTGGGCTCGGTGTCGTTTCCACTACTCGCAGGAAGACCCCGGTTGTGTCCGGTTGGGTTCCCACCGACACGCCGGATGTGTTCTTCCCCTGGTACTAGGAGGCATCATGCGCGGTGCACGGATGCTCGTTCGCGGTCAGAAGCTGGCCAATCTGCGCATGTCCGAGACGGTGATCGTCGGCAGGTTCACGGATGGCACCGACCCGGTGACGCTGGAGCCAACGCGCGTCTTGGTCGAGCAGCGCTATCCCGCAGTGGGAGACACGAGCTCAGATGCAGGGAAAGCACGCATCCGGTGGAACTCGCGTGAGGTGTCTAACTCTCAGGCGACGGGTTCTCCGGTGGTGATGCAGGAACCGTATCTGAGTGTGCCGTTTGGCACTGCCCGGTTGTTCACTGATGACGAGGTGGAGTGCACGGTTTCCGCTGACCCGCTGTTGGTGGGGCGCCGATTCAAGATCTCTGGCGCGGCTGGTGCGGGACAGGTCACGGCGTATCGGTATCCGCTCGAGGAGTTGAGCTGATGGATATGGCTGACGACTTCTCTGAGCTGCGTTCTCTGGCTGCGGATCTGATGGCAGCACCCGAAGAGTCCCGTCCGTTCATTCGCAAAGCGCTGCAGGTCACGGCTCGGAACATCAAGGACCAGTGGCGCGAGGGGGCGAACCGATCCGGACTTGAGAAGTACGCGGCTGACATCACGTACGAGACGACAGAGAAGCCGACCGTGATTGAGGCCGAGATTGGCCCGACGATCGGTGACTCCGGTTCGTTCGGTTTCGTGGAAGACGCAAAGGGTGACGTGCAGTCGGCGCCACAGCATGCGGCTCGCGATGCTCTTGAGGCGAACGAAGAGGACTTCTTCCACGGTCTCGAGCTCGCGATCGCGGATGGGCTCAAGGCTTCCATCGAGAAGGGGTGATTATGCTCGCTCACTTCACCGCCTTCAAGGCGCTCCTGCTCGCGGTCTCCGTCTTGTCGAACAAGATCTTCTCCAACGTGCGCATGAGCGGCGGGAACCCGGTTCGTGCGAACTACATCGTGCTGTTCCCCGACGCGCCCGACTCACTCTCGGATGACCGCTACCTTGCACGTCAGGCCCCCGACTCGAAGTCTCGTTGGCGTTTTGATGTGCGCGTGGTTGCCGTTGACGCCGAGGGGCTGCTGATGCTCGCGGATGCCGTGATGTCGACGGTCGGCAAGATCCCTCTCGTATCGGGTCGCTCGTGTGACTCGGTGGCACTGGTTCCCGGTGTTGAAGAGGGCAAGGGCCGCTACGACTCGGTTACTGATCTGCACTACCTCGATCTGACGTTCGAGTTCTGGTCTCGGAGGGCCTCATGACTGAGTTCATTCGCGTGCGCGGGAAGACTATTGGCGACCCGCTGCATGAGTTCGACGTGCCGGCCGCGATGGTCGAGCGTCACCCTGACCGATACAAGGTCATCGACAAGAAGCCGGTTCCGCGTCAGCGACCGGCTTCTTTCCTTCCCGGCGAGCTCGGGAACCCCGCGAAGAAGCGGGCCACGAAACCTGGTGAAACTACAACCGCCCCTGTCGGGGCTGACTCAAAGGAGTAAACATGCCCCGCGAACAGGTTCAGGCCGGATTCGGCTACGACGGCAAGGGCACGGTGCTTTGGGTGCCGACCATCGCAGACACGAACGCCCCCACGGTGGCGGAACTGTCTGCTGGCACGGTTGTGCCGCTCACGTACGGCCTCTACGGGCCGACCGGGTACAACCTGGCCACCACGATCAACGAGCGCGTGTCGACGCGCTACACGCTCGATCAGGAGCTCACGAGCGAGGGCACGAAGCGTTACAAGCTGACGCTGCTCTACGTGTACGACCGGGAGAATCCGACTGCCGCTGAGGAAGTCCTCGGCGTGAAGGGTGTCTCGGGGAACATCGTGCACATCCTCGGTTACGACAACATGGCCGAGATCGCCGCGGGTACGAAGATCAACGACATCGTGCCGATCCGCACGGCGACGTCGACCGATGTGCCGGCGACCGCGAACACGGACGCGCACAAGCAGACCGTGCCCGAGATCATCGGCGAGGTCAAGCACGAGATCGCGGTCGTCGCGCCC